GAGTCGAACATTGATTCTGAAGATCCGCTCAGAGATCTTCCTGGCTTCAAACTCCCTTGCCAGCCTGCGCCTCTCGTACTCGAGTTTCCTCGCCTCTCTCCGCCGTTGTCTCCTCTCTGCCTCATACTGCTTGGCATACCAGATCAAGAAACTCTTGATTGTGTGGGGCGGGGCCTTGATAGTAGGGTCTATCAACATCGACATATCCCCGATGCCGATAGCCCTGCCGCCGGGCACATCGTAAGGACCTCTTACCTTGAGCATCGCCTCTTTCAGGTTGGCCGTGGCCCCTACTGGCGTATTCACTTCTAAATGTGCGAGTAGTCTTTCAGCTAGGGCCAAAAGCAACGGGTCGGGTTCCGCAAGGAGCTGATCCAATTGCGTGAACCGGCGTGTTAAGTTCTGAAAGTTGACCCATATTGGCATACCAGTTGATCCACCCTATCAAAGAATTCCTCCAAGATGTGAGCCTCGATATCCTTGATTAGTTCGTTGGCCTTCTGGTGGAAAACAGCCAACTCTACCATGACCGCCTCTCGGATAACCTTGTCGCCGCCGCCCGTCCTGGTGTCTACTGTGTCCATGATCCGCTTCACGCAGAGTTTATGGGCCCGAGCCAACTTCACTTCACGGATGGATGTTTGCCTTGATACCATAGCCATCTATGCCCCCTATTCCTTCAGGCTGAATCGTCGTCGGTCTCACCTTTTCGCCGTCGACTATGATGTACGCATTGGGGTCGTCCAAAACTTGCTTGACTGTCCCGTAGTCGTTCTTTCGAATGTGAAGTAGCACATCACCAAGTTCCATGCCCGCGGCTATCTGGACGCTGTACCTGAGCGGGTCTATCCATCGCACTCGACAATAGATCGTCTGAACATTCCAAGTCACTACATATCCGTGCTCATTGCAGACCACGCAGTCGATCTTCTTCTTGGACTCTGTGAACGGGTCATTTCCACATCCTGACTCCGTGCATTCGGTCTCTGTTGGAAAGTGCAAAGTGACCCCTGATCGCCTGTAGCCAGCACCTATCTCTTGCAGAGCTTGTTCATTCTGCACCTTGTCGTAAGGGTTAAACATAGTTAGCTGCTTCTCCTGTCTGCGTCACGGGCTTCCTCTTGCCAGTCGTAAACCTCCTCGTATTCCTCCGTAACCACAGGTGCCACATACCCACCCCAAGGCTCTCCCGCCTCGTAGTATTCACCCTGAGCGATCTCCATCAATCGAGACAGTTGCTTCTCCTTGCGCTCGAGGGCTCGTTCTATGTTGGCGGGGATGCGAGACTTGTCCACCATCAAGCCTCCGGTTCCTTCTCGGAAAGTGAAAAGGCTAGGAGCGGCATCTTCGGCCCGCATCTGCAACAGCACATACTCGCAGCAGGCGATGAAGAGCCGAATCTGTGTCCGACTGTTAGAGAATGTCGTCCCCCTGAACACGGGGTCCGACATGGTGTCATCCGCAGCCCTCAGGCCCACATAGATGTGGGCACTGTCCCTGGTGGCCACTACATAGGTTACAGCGTTGCTCGATAAGACGAGCGCCCTATTCCAACGACCCTCCATCTCGTCGAGACCCGCCATCAGGATGTCTATAAACTGGCTTTCGCTCAGTTGTGTATAGATGTAGTCCGCCTCTGGCTGCACAGCGGGGGCCGTCTCAAACACAACCGCCCCCGTCTCATAGTCCACCGCATAATCCGACGGTGAAACCACAGACCCGCTCGTGTAGAGCGTGATGCTCCCGCTTGATAAGAGGGGGTAGTAGGTCGACCGGAATACCCTATTAGACTCATCTACCAGCCCGGACAGACCATCACGCTTAACCGTCCGAGTCCTAAAGAGCGCAGAGCGGCTGAGGTCGGCTACACCGCCAACCTTCAGGTCGTACATATTTAGGTCACCGTCTCTCCTCGGTTCGGTTAGAGAGCCTGGATCTCCTTGATCCTCCTTTTGAGTGCCCGCATCAAGTCGCCCCGCTGTCCAGGGCGCCCTTCACCCTGGTCGACACGGTAGAGAGCGTTCCGCAAGATGGGGAGCATCGTCTCCTTCAGGTAGTGGACATCGGTTGTCCCACGAAGCCCCCGCGGCGCGACGTTGATGTATGGCAACATCTCCTTGACGGGCCGAGTGAGGATTTGTTCCACCGTCGCCTCATGTAGAGGCATGGTGAGCCGCAGATCTGCGGGCACCTCTACAGGAATCTGAGGTGCAGGGAGCTCTTTCTCTTTGAACGGTCCCTTCACTCGACCCGCCGCCATAGCGCGCCTTAAACCAGGATGGTTGAGCCACTTCTCATCGATCACCACTTTCTGGAAGGGCGGTATGACGAGATCAGGCTTCTCTGGATCGGAGGTATCAGGGAAGTTCTGAGCACCATCCCAATTGCTCTCGACGATCCAGACTCCCTCGCCTCCCTCCACCTGAGCCTTCAGCGACCTAATCTCGGCTTCCTGCGCTTTCGCGAGAGCCAAGAGTTCGGCCTTCTTGAGCGCACTCATTCCCCTTGCCACCTTTTCCTCCTTCACTCCTAGATCTACGTGATTTCTAACCGCCACAGGTTGTACGCGTTGCCGACATAGTAGGCATGGTACTCATCCAGCGTGTGGATGTCGGTCTTGTTGATGATGTCTATGTCGCTAACGGCGCGAGTTCCCCCCTTCATCTGGTGGTAACCGATGTCGGCAGGTGCTCCACCGAGATAAACATAGTCAGCAGGCACGCTGTGATGTGCATACCAGTCAGCTCCGCCGTACTCCCCGATGTACCCTCTGGTGACCAAGGCCCGGATCATCTCGTCTGTCAGCGCCTCCATACCGAAACTGGAGCCAGTCCAGCTCCTCATGGCGAGGACCGTGCCAGAGTTGATGGCCACCCGACGGATCGGGTAACCGATCTGCGCCGCGCCCTTGAAGATGGCGTCGATCTTAGTCTTGGTGATGTTGTCGGACACGCTGCTCTTGTGGCCCGCCAGCATAGCAGTATCCAGAACGGTCTGCCCCATGGAGTCTCGCTTGCGAGCGAGTTCCTCGGCACACTCCTGCATCTTGCGTTGCAGGATAGGCCAGCCCGCAGCCCTTAGAACATCCCAGGGGAGTTCCATGGCCGTATCGATCATGGTGAAGTCGGGGCGAGTCCACTTGAGACCAGGGCGCACGAGCAAGACCTGGCCATCCGGGTGCGTCTCCCAAGCCACGGCAATATAGTCGTCAAGGGGGATCTTGTTGTCGTCGGTGAACCCTAACTGCCAGGGCTCGAAGAACATACCCGCCCACTCTCGATATGCAGCCATCTGGCGGATAGGGGCACGAATGCCCTGCCCCACCAGCTGGTGCAGTTCCCGGCTGGGATCCTGGCCGACCTCCGCCATCAGGGCAGCCACCTGCTCCAACTCCGAAGAGCCCACAACAGGGTTACCGCTGACAGGGTCAATCTTGAGGTTCCCGAAAACGAATGCCTTTTCCTCAGACATATCCTAGTTCACCTCCTCTCGTATATGGTACAGCCATCGATTAGTGCTATGGCTGTATGTTGAAGCGAATGAGCGCTACATTCTCCGTCCCACTCACTAATGTCCGACTCTTGGTGCGGATCATCCTAGCGACCTTCGTGGCACCCCCGTCAACAATCCCCAGCTTGCCATCATTCGCCGTGTAGAGCGCGTCGTCTTCGTCAGCAAAGCCCGACCCACTGGTGAAGAAGTCGCTGCTGATGAGCGCAAGGCCAGAGCCCTGAACGACCGAGAGGACCTCGCCAAGATCGAATACCGGCGTGGTGGGTGCGTACTTGATCGCGCGGGCACCGAAGGCAAAGCCGAAAGGTGTATCCCCCTTATCGCACAAGGTCACCGTCTCGCCACCGTCGTCCAGCTTGACCAGAAAGCCCGGCTGGATGTCGGCCTCGCCCGCCGTCAACTTCTTCCCGAAGATGATGGACTCTCTAGGCGTTAGTAATTGAAAGTACGCCATCTATGTCACCTCCTCCTTATGGGCTAATCAATAGCCCGTAGTTGCCCCCGACAGGCTACTCTGGAGTAACCCAAGCGGCTTTCTCTTTGCTTGGGTCGGGGGACGGATCTTCGCTTCCGGGCGGGACATGACCGAGGATGCCCGCCTTATGCTCCTCGGTCCCCTTCAGGCTCTCTAGGAAGAGGGTGAAGGCTTCGTCGTTCATGCCTTCGATGGCCTCACGCTGCTCCTCGATACGCTCTGGCTTGAGGTAAGCCAAGAGCTCGAGCTCACGCTTGTGGGCCGTCTTCTCTTTCTCCAGGTCAGCCTTGAAGTCGTCACGCTCCTTCTCCGCAGCCGCGAGTTTGGTCACAAGGTCCCCCTTCTCGCCCTCTAGGGCTTCCAGGGCCCTGACCTTTTCGGCCAACTCGGCTTGGACTTTCTCCAACTCTTCCATCCTGTCACCTCCTTTCGTCTTAGACTTGCACGCTGGGCTGTTCAACTTCGCTTGGGCCTTGCGTTTGATCTTCGCCTTCTCCTCCGAGGAGAGGTTCTTGGCTTGGGGCAGTCGTTGCAACGCATTAGCGGCTCGAGGACAATCATGAATGGGGAACCGGCGTATCCTCTTGCTATTGCGTTTTTGGATGAGGGCAAAATCACTATCTTTCAACGCCTGGCGCTCTTTGTAGGTGAGAGCCTTCCCTTCCAAGGCTCCATCCGGGTCAGCGAAGAATATCTCTTCGTCAGCCTTGCTCCAGAGGTCAACGACTACTTCATCCAGCGCTTCACCTGCCTTCCGCATAGCCTCTACAAAGGTCTCCTCGACCTCCTGCCACTCTCCAAGTTCCACATCATTCTTCTTGATCTTGTAAGGAACCTTGAAGAGTTTGCCCCCGCTTCTGATGATCACGAAGTCCGAGAAAGTGAAGCGCACCCACGGACTCTCCACCGGTCCTTCAGCTCGGGCAGGAGGCCTATACTCCTTGTTGAGTGCGTCCTGCACTAGATCTTTGATGCGCTCGTAACTCTTGGGCGGTGCCTTGCCTCCCAATGGGTTCTCACCTCCTTCCACATAGATCTGGCTGGCTATCATCACGATGGATTCCGTCGGCACATCCGTGGCTGTGCCAGCAGGGCTCTTGGTAACAGCCCCGCCAAGAGCCACCATCGAGCCAGGAAAACTGCGTTCAGCACCCGAGCCCTGAAGCCTGGTCTCCAGATGAGAGCAATAATCTGCGCTCGACTTGAAGACCTGCTTGCACATCGAGCAGAGAGCACTGTCAGCATCGGCCTCGATAGAGAGGCCCAATTCTCCCTTCATCAAGCCCATCGCCACATCAGGACGACGGCGGGCATAGACAATCCCGTCGGTTGAGACGCCATCGCCGGCGCCATTTCCTTTCACCTCGGCATCAATGAACAACCCTACGATCTCCTGCTCCCGATGCTCGAAATCAATAGCCCTGAGAGGCAATGTTTTAGCGATGTCCTCCAGGTTCTTCCTGCTCAACCTATCCTTGTTCTTGTTCAGCTCCTCCCGGGCCAAGAAAGCGTTGGAGAACTTGAGGATCTCAGTCTTGTCTGTCTGTGCCCCCAGGAGGCGATTCAACTTCTCCATGTCGGCATCGGTCACAGGCTCTAAGTTGAAGCCAGTCACGTTCCCTTCGTCTCTCGCAAACCACTCGATGCCGTCCAACGACCAATACTCCTGGCCCTCTATCTCCACGCTCATACCGTCTAACTTGCCTTCCTTGTAGAGCGTCTGACAGAGGGCCCAGGCGAACTCTTTCCGGGTCTTGTCCGAGCCTTTCGGGGCCTTGAAAGCGGGGTTAGCTAGTCGCCTTTTTACACATTGATCAACCGCCTTCGGCATATTTCTCCTTCTCTCCCCCTGGTAGATAAAAAGAAAGAGGGGGCGAGCATTTGCTCACCCCCTCCGAGTCTACACGGCCAGGGCTGCGCAGGTCAGGATCTTCTCAGGGAACTTGCGTAGCCGGCAGAGTTCTACCGCCTCATCGATGGATATTCCGCCGGAATAAAGGGCTTCCTGTCCCTCTCGAGGCAACTTCCCTGCACTACACGAACTTTACCACAAAACTAACTGCTTGTCAACCCCCTCAAAGATAGTCAATTTCCTTCCCCCTCCTCTCCTCTCGCTCCCACGTCCAGCTATGCAGATGCCTGTTGACAATTCTTATGCTATAAGCACCATAGCGGAATCGGTCGATCTCCGCCCGGTTGACCTCGATATAGCGGATAAGTTCTTGCGACAGAGTGCTGCCGCTACTCGGCTGTGTCATTGACATCTTTTTTCCTTGTGTTGACCCACAACTTGAAGGGACCAAGATAGCCACGGAGAAGACGAGTGCCATTACAACGCAGCCGACTGATACTTAGCCCTAGAGCAAGTTGATATGAGTAAATCTGGAGGCCGCCGAAGAATCCACCAACCTCAAAGTTGCGTTCATAGACCTCGTTATCCCGGAAGAACGCCTGAATCCTCTCCGCGAGGCGGGCCATCTTTCTCACCTTTCTACCTTCTTCGTATCACGGCCATCAGTTCCATTTCGCCAACCCAATAAAATTCACTCTGCTCTGCTATCCATTCATCAATCGCTCGCTTTGCTTCGTGTTCATAGGCCTCTCCACAATAATGATGCCCGATGATCCAGCCACCCGGCTTCACAAACGGAGCCCAGCTTTCAAAATCTATCTTGGTGGGCTCGTACTTCCAATGGCCATCAATGAATAAAAAATCAATTCTCCAGTTGAAAGTCTGTGCTATGTCCTTTGAGAACCCAATGACCTGGAAAATCTTGCCCCTACAAAGATTCTCTGGCAAGATCCCGCTTGGAAGAAGCCGTCCCTCGCGGATATTATGACCAGGGGGATAGGTCAGAGGATCCCAATAGTCAGTTGCCTCTTCAACAGCATCAATCGTTAGGATGCGCACCTGGGGATTCATGAGAGAGAACATTAGCGCAGAACCACCCTTGTAAGTCCCTATTTCAACGATAAGTCCGTTAGGATCGAGGTGCTTTACGATGTCGTAAAAAATGCTTATCTGATCGGGCGCGCCGGGCTTAGGGCCACCCTGAATTTGTACCTCCACCTTCTGCATTTCACGCCTGACTTCGTCTAATCGCATCTCATTCCGGGGCTCCCAATTTGATGCCTTGTAGAAAGTATTTCTGACCGAAAGCGAAGAGTGCTAACATGGGCGCAGACTGAAGTATTGCTGCGACCGCCTGCATACCCTCCAGGGATATTCCCTGCCGAATCAAGGCTGTAAACTCTGGCGACAGGCTCGATCCCGTCGGGCCCGCTGAGCCCATCATGAAGAGTCCCAGCCCCACAGTCATCGTTTGGATGTCTCGATTCCTGGCCACGATGTACTGCCACATGAAGTCCCCCCAGCCAGCGCTAAAGCCTCCGAGCACCGCGAGGACAATCAATGGCTTCACCAACGGAAGTACGATGTACCGGAAGATCTGGACTTCCGACGCACCGTCGACCCGCCCGGCATCCAGTAGCTCGTTGCTAATCGACAGCAAGTATTGACGCGAGAGGAACACCATTGAGGGACTAAGTATCAGCGGCAGGATCATCGCCACATGCGTATTGAGAATCTTCATATCTCTCGTGATCAGATATCTGGGCAGGAACAGCAGAGTCCCCGGGACTATCATCGCTACGAGGAACAACCAGAACAGCGGGTCCTTCATGGGGAAGTCGAACTTCGCGAATCCATAGCCTGCCGCGACGCAAACGAGCAACGTGAGTATAGAGAGCGAACAACAAACGATCAAGCTATTTCTCAGCCAGCCCAGTAGCAAGCCCCAGGGCATCATCTTCCAGTTGCCCAGCGAGCTGTGTCGCCATGCTGTGACAGGGTTGACGAGGGCAAACTTGGTCATGAACGATGTCTGGAGCGTAAAGTACGCGGGAAAGACGAACCAGGTACCCAATAGGATGATCATGGCCGCCAAGATGATTTTCTTACCCAAGGTAGCTCCTAACCCTTCGCATTGACACGATGGCGATCACCAGAGCAATGCCCATCATGACCATGGTCAAAGCCGAGGCCAACCCGAACCTGTGCTTGACAAACGCAGTATAGTAGATCTCGAACATCATCGTCCTCGTGGACCCAAAAGGTCCACCTCCGGTGAAGAAGAACGGATGCTCCCAGACATTCATCGCTCCTATGAAGTTGCCGATCAAGATATACATCCTCACGGGCTGGGTCAGCGGAGTAAGGATGTGCCAGATCACTTGCAACTCGTTCGCCCCGTCAAGCCGAGCAGCACCGAGTATCTCCTTGTTGACCTGGCTTATGGTCGCCGCGTACAGAACCGTCGAGCTGCCCACCATGCCGCCCATCATCACGAAGCAGATCGCCCAGGCGGCGATCCTCGGATTCCCCAGGAACATCATTGTCGGTAGGTGGAGAGCCTCTAGGACTTCGTTGAAGCCTCCTCCTGGGTATCTGTAAAGCCATCGCCAGACCGCAATGCTCGAAATCGCGGAAATCAGGCATGGTATGTGGTAGTACGTGAGCATCACCCCGCAGAACCGTGGGCTGAACTTACTCATCCCGATCGCTAGCAGGTACGCGACGACGATGTTAAAGAACAGATATGCGGTCAGAAACTTCGCAGAAACCCGGATGCCGTTCGATAGGTGATCCTGGTCTCCCAGCGCCAGGTAATTTTCGAAGCCAACCCAGGACCTTCCAGTCAATTCAACTTTATAGAAGCTCAGATTCCCGCTGTAAATTATAGGTAGTATGAAGTAGACGAATAAGAACAGGAGGGCGGGGGCTACGAAGAGAAGCCCCCACCAACCTCGTCGGTTACGACTCATTCTTCCATCAACGCCTTCCCGATCTGCTCAAGTGTGAACATGGCCTCCGTGGGCGACTTCACCCCAGCGGTCATGGCGGCAACCAGGTCAGCGAAGAGAGAACGGATCTCATTGTAATGCGGGTTGTAAACCCCCACATCTGCTAGACCGTGCTCTGCGATGTAGTCGTATGCTGGACCCAGATCACCTAGCCTGAGCTTGTCATTGCTAGGATGCGTCCCGGGGAGTGTGCCCGGGTTTACCCACTCCACCCAATGCAACATCATGGTGAAGTGCGCGAAGTCAACCGCTGCCTTCCGGTGCTCTTCCGGGGTGGCTGCTGTGACTATGCTAGCAGTTGTGAAGTGGGACCCTGACATGAGTGGCTGAATGTCCTCATCGAACTGGATCCCAGCAATCGGCACGATCTCCCAAGCCTCCTCAAGCTCGCCCGACTCAACGAGCCCCGCGATTACGGACGCGTGTCGGGGCAAGCCCCAGGGGGCGAAGGCAATCTTGCCAGGCCCCCAGTAAACGAGGTAGTCATCGTCACAGAGCCCCGGTGCGCCGGGCATGAACTGACCATCGTCATAAAGGTCAATCAACTCCTTCATCACGGCGCGAGTCTCGGGAGTGTTCAGTCCTGTGAACACACCGCTCTCGAAGGCTTGTACGCCGACCTGAGCGAACCAGAGCCACTGGAGGTGCTGGCTGGAGGCGTTCATTCCGAACAGCAACCCGAGGTATGAGCCATCGTCAAGGGCCTTGATGGCCCTGCCGATCTCCAGAAATTCGTCGTGGCTCACGATAGACCAGGGTTCTGGAACGCCGCATTCGAACTCCTCCTGGGCGCAGGCCCTTCCAACTAGAGTGGCGTTGACGGTGAAGTAAGCAAAGTTGCCCGAAGCCTCAATCATCGGCATCGTGTCACCGAAGAACATCCCTTCGTAGTTGAGAAAGTCGGCCTTCTGGTCATCGTCGAGGTACTCATCGAAGTTCAGCCCAATGGCTGCGTAGCGTCCGATGCGCCCGCCATAGCCATCTATCATGTTGGGAGTCTCCCCGGCAGCGATGAGCGTGTCGAGGTCGGGAGGCAAAAGCCCACCAACTTCCGTCTGGTAGATGTACTCGATGGTGACGTGATCGTATTGCGGGTATAGCTCGTGGAAACGTGCAATCTGCCAATCTCCCAGGCATCCAGGCTCCTCACACTCTGGAATGCAGTAATCCTGGTTTATACAACCCGCGGCATGGCCAGTATACCAGACGAGCGTAAACGGCTCAGGGGCAACTTCCTCTGTTGGTTCCTCTTCGGCCTCTTCGGCCTCCTCCACAGGAACCGCTGTCGGAGCAGGCGGTACTGGTGTCGGTGCTGGTTTCGCACACGCCGAGAAGAGCATAACCAACATTGACACAAGCACCAAGATACTTACGATCTTACGCACTTCTAACCTCCTCTTTCTCTATTGAACTTCAGGCACTAATTCATTCCTTATCCGCTTCACCTCCTTCCCACTCCACGACAACACTGTCTGTAGTATTCATTATGTCGATCACATCGAACCCATGGGATCCATAGGGGTATACTATCTGCTCGGCACGCTTGATGTCCCTTGGTACGAGGTTGGCAACATGCGGCCTTTGAACAAGAAGATCGTAGACATCCCGTACATCTATCGGCTTTCCTCTGTATAGCAGATTGTAGATCACCTTGATCTGCATCCCCTCGAGGGGATAGTCGAGAATTATGGGAGCCCAAGGCCATGGTTTATAGAATCGCTCTGGTAGCTTGATAAAGGTCGCTGGCTGATGATGGCTTACCATGCTATGCTCGCCGACTCTTACGCGAAATGCATCTTGTATCAAAAGCTCATAATAGCCTACTGGCTGTGGATGGACCGCAGTAGTGGCCCAAATCACGGTTCCGTCTTCACTCAAGACCCGGGTTCGATTGCCAAGCTCCCGAATCTTCTCAATAGCAAAAGGTAGGTGTTCGCACAAGATGAAGGGAGCATCTCCTGGCACAAGTATTGAGATGTCGTCATCTTTAAGATCCAAATAGCGATAGAACTCTCGGCAGCGGATATTGGGTTGTTCGCTCCACCGGAACACCTCGTATCCATACGCCTTCGCCAGTAAGGCCAACGGATCGTCAGTGGCATCAAGGGTCGTGACCACAAAGTAATGATTAGCATCTGGAACATACTCCTGTATCCGTTCCAAGATCTGCACAAAGGCTGGCTTGCCACCAAGTTCATACGCAGCCTTATTTGGTAACCTAGAAGATGCCATCCTTGCCTGGAGATGGACTATGACTTTGCTCATCGGTCACCTTTCGTTGAAAATCTTTTACTGCGATGGCCAAGGCCCAAAATCACCCCTGGCCAGCATCTTCCGTTGCAACAGCGTGTATCGCACAGACGAAGCCGTCCAGCCAGGCTCGACCAAGCAGTAGTTCGGCGCGTTCTCGTCCTCATGCCAATGATGAACTACCAAGGTCTCATCCAACTGGCAAATGGGCCAATCTTTCGAAACGAGGCACGACGTGATCCAGTCTGTAGCAGAGCCCCCATCAGGATGAAAACCACCAATCTTTTCCAAGGCCTCTCTTCTAATCAGCCTGTTAGGAAAACTGATATAACTGGCGACGAGCAACTGATCTTTGTCAAACTTCTCCGGCAGGCGATTTAGGATTCTCACAGGCTTGCCCGCCTTAACCTCGAATTGGTGGACATAGGCCATCCCACACGTGCAGTCGTCCATGTGATCTACTACCGTGCTCAAGAAGTCCGCAAGCCATTCGTCATCGTCCTCTTGTATGGCGATGTACTTCCCCGTCGCCCGCTCAAGGGCAAGATTCAACGCGTCAGGCAAGGAGGCCCAGGGTACGGTAAGCCAGGTTATCTCGTACTGCTCTGGCAAGTTTGAAACTACATCTTGGAAGTATTGCTCCTGAATCTCAGGCGTGGAGCCGTTCTCCACTACGACGAGTTCCCAGTCCTCGAGGGACTGCAAATAGATGCTGGACAATGCCCGTCGGATGAGTCCGGGCCGCCGGTAAGTAGGCAACAGGATGCTTACTTTAGATCCCTTCATGCGTTGTCTCTTACCAGTTGCTCTGCGAGATCTAGGGCTCGTTTCCACCAAAGCCCATCAAGTTTGAAAAACCATTTTTCCACAAATCCGGGGTCTTGTTCTGAATCATTGCCCCGTTCTAGGATCTGCGAGATCTTCGCGAAATTGCCTTGCAACTCAAATTCACGGTCCAAGACGTCCTTGTGCGATGGGTAGTTCAGGCAGTGCGCTGCTATCGACTCCAAAAGTGTGTAGCCCCTCTTCAAGGCGTAGGCTTCAAAGAAGGGATCCCAAGTCCCTATCAAGCAATCTGCCGCTCGTAGAAGTTCAAAGCTCTGGCACCGATGAAATTCCACGCCGCATACCCGCCCAGGTCCGTAGTCAGCAATGAATCGTGCTCCCATCGCCTGTATTTTGGGCCAGAAGTCGGCTGCGACGAATCCGCGGTCATAGACCCAAAAACCGTGTGGGGGCTTACTATTTTGAAGGCGTCTTCCAACTGGGTGAAGATGAATAACGACCTGCCAGCCCGCTCCCTGGCATCTACCCACCAGCGTAGTAAGTTCCTCGCGATCGGCGGCGTGGGCGAGCGTAGGAAAAAGCCCGATCAGTGGTTGGTTCGGGCTCAACCCTAGCCTGTCTCGAACCTCTGCGACATCAACGCTTTCTGTCACAAAATCAAGATCAGGGGACCCAAGGACGAAGATTCGCTCCTGGGGCCAGTTCCGTATGGCTTGCTCGCCTGTATAACAGGTTGCCCGCGCGTGCGCTTGTTGCTGGTTGGCCACCGAAAGGTAAGTGAGAGTCCATTCTGGCTTGGGGGCATGATGCGTAGACTGAATAATGTGCGGATCGTGGTTAATGATTAGACCGATTTTGTTCTGGCTATTTACCCAGTCTTGGACCCTGCGCTCAACATCGGTGGGGAATAAATGCTCGCCAAAAACCACGTCGGGATTCAACCGCTCAATCGTGGCTTGCCACGCTTGCTTGGGGAATGCCTGCGCTCCCAACTCGTTAAAGGCAGCAATGGTCAAATCCTGATCCGCATACCAGTCTGATGCCAAGCCAAACACCTCATGGCCCAGCTTGGGCGCGTTGAGCAAAAGGCTCCTGAAACGCCTTCCTGCCGTCCAATGTCGCAAGGTGCAGATAAGGATTTTCATCCTTTCCACTCCCGCTTGCGCCAAATGAAATGGCCATCTTTATATCCTGACACATTTACCTTCCCACAATGTCCACACGCCACCAACTGAGGGTTCCATTCGTAGGCGCTTGGGCCTATTGATCGGATGACCTCGCCGCAGTAAGCACATGGCCGCTCGGGGTAGTCGATGAAGTTCACTCCGTTTTCTCCGCGATGATGTACTTATCCCACTCCAGAGTAGACCAGCCATGCTCTAGTATTTCCAGATCAGATACCTGGGCAACATCAGCTAGGACTTTTGCCTCCGTTAGGCAACTTTTGTGCTCCCATGTGCCCTTGAGGCTCAATTCGCTAGTCCCCCCGGCATAAGGGTGCTCAGGGAAGATGTGACACATCCTTCCCCCGGACCGCAGAACCCTGGTCCAGTCCTTGAGTATGGCAACCCGCTCATGATCCCAGAAGTGCTCGAGAAGATGCGAACTAAAGATAACATCGATCGTTTCGTTCAAAAAGGGCAGGGTCCGGCACTCCCAGACGAAGTCTGGAAAGGCATCATAACTCGTTCCGTCTACAGATCCCCAGCGCCCACTATGGACATCAATGCGAATCGCCCGTGGGTGCATGATCACCGCTCCTGGGCCTAAATCGAGGATATTCAACATGTATTTGGGCAGATACGTGGGCATAGCACGCTCTAACAGCCTTCTGGCATTGTCTAGTTTTTCGTTGTTGTGAAATCTCTGGATCAGAATGCTCTCGGTCTTTGTGTGTTGGATTCTGTAGAAAGTAGGAGGCTTGATTATCTCCAGAACACTTTGCCGAAGCCAGTCTGGCAATCTAGGCGGCATATATGGCCTCCAGGAGGTCTATTTTGTCGTCCCAAGCCAGATGCTCCTTCACATATTCCAAGCCGTTCTTCACTAAACTTTTCCGCAGACCCTCCTCGTGAAGGACCCGCTTCAGGTTGTCGTACATGCCCTGAGCGTCCCCGTAGTCCACCTTGAGGCAGTTATGGCCATCCAGAAGGTCGTCATTTCCCATATATATCGCCACCACCACGGCGCAACCACAGGCCATGCTCTCGATAGGCGGCAAGCCGCTCCCTCCCTCATAGCGGCTGGCCTTGACTAACACATCGCAGGAGCTGTATATCTGCCTTATCTCCTTCTGAGAAGGCAAAACCCAGTAGGAGTCAAAGTCACCAGGGGCAGGGTATTGGCTGAAGCCCCAGAGTTCAATCGGCTGAATGTTCTTGCGGTAGACAGCAACCGCCTGATACGACATATTGTGTACGTCTTTAGCCTCGTTCCTGCCGTGTCCCTCAATGAGGACGCGCGGCTTCTCAGACTTGGGAAAGGTTGGGTCTGGGTAGAACATCTCTGTGTTCAGCCCGTTGGGCACGATAGGCACATCCTCGTAGCCGTATTCATCTTCCAGAAACGCCTTGAGCCACTTGCTGATGACGATGGGTTGGAGAACACCCCTCATGCGCTCATAATCCAGCTCTACCTTTCCCGCCCAGCGGGGATTCGAGTGAGCCCAAAAGAGCGATTCTCGCATCTGGATGAAGTAGAACTTTCTACCCTTCGTTTCCAGATAGAAGGGTTTTGTGTTCGCCCCCCTTGGCTTGATGGGCTCATCGCCTGAAACTTTAAGCGGCGTGTTGGCTTCGGTTGCCACAACCACATCAGCCTTCTTCGCAACCCTTTTAAGCTGGTCTTCGCCTATCACCTTGAACTTAGTGGGCATCCAGCCTATGGACATTTCGCCGTTGAGGGCAAAGAGATAGCAGGTATGGCCCCGGTCGGTGAGGCGGTTTAGGTGCTCGTTAATGATGCGTGTGCCTCCGCAGGGGTTAAGGCCCAAGGTCACATACAAAATCCTTGCCATAGTTCCTCCTGCCTATAGACCTCTTCTGGTAGTGCATCTTGTTTTGAACAATTCAATGACGCGGGGATAGCCCGCATATTTGCGAATGTCGTGCCCCCGCCCCTGCTCACGGGGACAATATGGTCAAGATGCAATTCCTCTTCTGGATAGATGGTTCGCCCAATATCTATGAGTTGCCTTGCTTGTTCGGGTGTAAGTGTGTCAGGAAGCATCTGTTCTCGTGCCCGCCTACGCGCCCTAGTTGCCGTCGCCCTTTCGGGATTCTCCCGTCGCCACCGACGGACCCGGGCAGTTGCCTTCTCTCGATTGTCTCGTTGCCAACGACGGTTTGTAGCATTTACCTTATCTCGATTTTCCCTTTGCCAACGGCGATGATTGGCCGCCTTTTTGTCACGATTATTCTCTCCCCACCGTCGCATTCTGAGCAGTGCTTCCTTGCGATTCTTTTTATACCAATCCTTTTGTCTGGCGAGTATCTCCTCGCGATGAGTCTCATAATAATGACGATTGCGACACTGCTGGCAACGCCCCCTGCCGGCGTGGGGTTTTTCATCGCCGCAATCAGTGCAGATAATTAACCTGGCCACTACAACTCCCGCAGAGTATTTTCACGCCAATATCTCCTCATACACGGCCAGCCTCTCCTCTATGTGGTCATCAATTCCCTGGTCCCTGGCCCAGTCCTGCCCCTCCTTTGCTAAAATAGATCGCAAGTTTGTCCCCTCCACCAACTTGGCAAGCCATTTATACCAATGTTTGGGCTTGTTCTTGACTCGTATCCCCCCAGTACATTGCTGGTATGGCGGAGCATCGCTGGCCACCCAAGGTATGCCCTTGACTCCATACTCCAATGCCTTTATCCAACTCCGCCTATCGTCATACTTGCCTGCCAGGGGGGCGATCCCAATATCGAAGTTGTCAAGGATGGGCGGCCACTCTCGGAAGGGCCGGAACTTCTCAAGCACCAGTTTCTCTGGCGGCAGGCCAAGGGCCTTCACCACGCTCTGGTCGCTCGTGCAGATCAAAAAACGGACGCTCGGATACTGGCGGATTATTTGACGCAACGCTGGTATCACTCCTGAGTTTCTGAAGGATTCGTAGTGCGTTGAACCGCCACCCCAGCCGATGATGATCTGATCCCCGTGCCCCCTCTTCTTGGTGTGCCACTCTGGCCTGCTCAAATCCGGGTAATTCCTGATCACATAGTGCCGAGGGTTGAGGTGCGCAAAGTCGCCGGTCAGCACCTCGGAGGGAGTGCTGAAACCATCTACAGCCCTGAGGGTCTTGCGAAACTGGGTTAGAATAGGCTCCTTGACCCTGAAGGCACGGACCTTCTTGCCACTCTCCCAGTGTACCGTGGCATCGACTCTCGGTGCCTCCACGCCATCGGGTATCTGGACTAAGTTCTGGCGCCACAGGACACTGGTGCTCACACTGGGAGGCATGAGGTGGTAGGCGTCATCAAAGTCGAGCATCACCTTCTTGCCGATGGACTTCAGCCGGCGGATAAAATCCGCGACATGCAAGATGTCGTCCACATTCCAGCCCATGCGCTCGACTATAATCAACTGCGCCCACTCGAAGTGGGCATTAGCACTGGGCTTGAGAGCTTCCCAGATCCAGAGGTATCGGACCTGGTGCTCGCCGGCTCTTTTGATGGCTTCTGCGGGGATGATGCAACGCCACTCAGAGGAATTCCATTCACCCTTGTTGTCCGCATACAGATGGAGGATTCTCATGGAGTATGCCAACCCTCTTTTGCCTATCAGCACAGTCCCCTATTGTACACCCGTGACACAACAGCCAAGCCTCTCCACTCGGCTTAGGCTTGACTTCCCAAGTTATAGGGAGCGAATAGCTAACTTCCCTACCAGTCCTTTCACAGATGATCCTAGCAGTGCCACTCATTCCTTGGCCTATTCGTCGCGTTCCCACGACGAAGGCACAACCTATGAGGACGATCATGCCGATGAGGTATACGCCATACGGAGTGAATGGTCCGGGTATTGGGTCTGCGTAGATGAAGATTCCAGCGAACAGTAGGGCCATGGCCCCGAGGAATGCCCGATATTTCATGTTTTACCCCTTGTCTTCCCTTGCTACCTAATCCGTCGAACTATCCTCTTCTCATCCCTTCGCCTTGGCACCGGGAAGATCCTGGGGATCTCTTCCATCGGACGCTCTGTCCAATAGAAATAAAGCGATTGTGCCGAGCATACGCCCTCTGGGTGGTCCGAAAACGGCTCATCGATGGGATGAATCAACACGCTGTCAGCGATACAGAGCTCACAGGGCCCCGTTAGAGAAAGTTCTGGATGAAGCACCCTGCGCCAGCCCCTTGCGCCTTGTTCCTTCATAAACCAAAAGACACCGAACATGAACGCTATCTTGTCACCCTGGTCAGCGTACATCTTGGCCCTGCGCTGCATTTTCTTCAGCGCTTTCTCGTCCTCCGCCGCTTCAAGGAGGGCTCCCTCAAAGCCCGCCAGATAATCGTTGTTCCAGTCAATAGCCCTCTGCACATAGTCCTCAGGTAGGTCCCCAGATCCGCCGGCCGTGATGTATCCAAGTTGAGCAGCCTCTTTCATATAGTCGGCATTCAGTACCGCAAGAGCAGATATGAACTTGGTGATAGCCGCTTTCTTATCCTCGGCCTCCAAGGCCTCATCGTAGGCAGATAGCACCTTGTCCCGGTACTCCATATAAATCTGAGAGGCCTTTAGCAATTGCTCGGGATTCTGTGCGTCAGGGGGCCGCCCCCTGGGAGCCGTCAAGGACTCCTTTTCTGGTGTCCCTGGCTTCACGGTGGTCTGAGCAAACGTAGGAGCCGGCGCAAACAAGTGAATGTATGGCTGTTCCTCCTTTTTGCGCTGCAACTCGGCTTCGTAATTGAATCCGGCAGTTTCGAGAGCTGTTTTCCTGCTCAATACCCCAGCCTGAAGCAGAGGCATGATAAGGCTTCTGATAAGTTCCTCTATCTCCAAGAAAACCCGCCCGAACTTCACTAGGGGCAACTTGTCAATATACTTGCTCTTGCCAGTTTGCTCTAGCCACCGGCGGTTGAATCCCATGGCCCATGCTATCACCCGTCTGCGCCAGAAGTCCAACCGCTCTAGGAATATGCGGATGTCGGCCTCCTCGGCCCCTCTTCCCTCCCGCACGGGGCTTTCGCCAGAAATCAGCCTCATACTGATGCCTAAGTCCCTAAAGATGTCTTGGGTGAGGTCCCGCCGCTTCTCGCTACCCAATACCTCGTCTATGGGCTCGGGCGTCAATATCTCGGCTTCTATGTCCCATGTCCAGATCAGGTGGCCCGTCCGATCCCCAGCCGCGCCGGTAATCAGGCTCTGGAAGTATGCCTTTTTCTGGGGCGATGCTTCATGGCCATCTGCCCCCAGCTTGAATAGCCACAGTTGGTTCCTGTATCCCTCGATGGTGGCCCGGATCAGCTCTTCCAGTACCTGGCGGGTGGAGATCCTCCGAAACGCCCTGGCCAGAGGCGGGACAACATATCGGTGAAAGGCTAGGCCTAAACCCCGCACCGGATGACAGAATTCGGGCTCGAGCGGCACGTTATGCCCCTTGGCTACCTGCTCGTTCCAGTCAGACGCAAAGGTGTTGTACATCAGTTTCTTCTCTGTCTGGGTTTCCAACTCCTTCCGTAACGCCTCGGTCTCGGGAATCAGGTCTAGGCTATAACGACCCATGGTAACCGTCTTGCCCACCCTCATATACTTGGGGTTCAAAATCAATACGCCCTTTGACTCCTTCTTGTCGTAAACCTCTAGTGGGAAGGCTTGCCCATAGATGGCCACACAGAGCCACAACTGGGTGAGGATCTCCAGCATATCCAGGCTCTCGTAGAGTTGTCGAATGTCTTTCTCTAACCCCTCATCTGGCCCCTCGATGACCAACTGCTTCAGACCAACGGTCAAGGGGACTTCTATCGTCTGCCAGACATCTCCCTCCACCTTGATGAAATACTCGGCCAGTTTCATCATGGCCAGGATGTCAGAGGGCATCGGATCGGCACTATCACCCAGGTCTGCCTCTACAATTGCCGCCAACAGTTGGTCCGGCTTCTTATAGCCGGCAACGTCAACGAGGCCACCCATCACGCGATCGATGGCCTCTAAGTTAGTAGAGGTAGGGGCAAAGTCTAACTTGAGGGCCATGCCCCACTCGTCTTGCATTGCCAGGCCTAGCGCCGCTTCACGAGTGGCATAACGGCCCCGCTTATCTCTCCAGCGTTTACCGCTCGCGTCCCAGCCGCCTTGCTCTCCTTTGATGTAGTATTTTACCATTCTATCCTTTCGGGCCACCCGCCAGGGAATCGAACCCTGGAACATGCCCTATGTCCCACTGGTATGGTTTTACAAGCGGTATCCAGCAACGCTTTGGCGACTTATACTGGCGGGCCATTGCCTACTGTCATACTAGGGACAATTAGCGTCTACCCTTTCCGCCACGGGTGGCCTCTGTCAACGAATTTTACGCTCATTCTACCAGAGTTTACACAGCCTGTCAATGGTTTGGCCCAGCGGATACTGCGAGAGGTGGGGCCCCACGAAAACGGTTAAGATAGATGTCTGTCCACGTGGGCGTAGATCTTCCGCTCGAGAGAGCCGTTTTCTTAACCAAAGGTCCGATCGGACCTATCTGGCGTGGCAAAGACCTCACCCCCAAGGGGCTTTCCAAGACCCGGGCTCCCCCGTTGGGATCCAACCAAGCCCCTCGAGGCTCTCTTCTTGATATCTTGGCTCGCTAATGTGGTGAAGTGCCCAGACCAAGTATCTGAGCATCTCAGCGTTGTGTTCTTGGCCTCGCCTCTCGGGCATGTAGACTACCTTCCCCGATGGCGTTGTCCTCTCCGTGGTGCCTCTCAATTCCTGTTCAACCTCGTCATCCTGGGCTAGCCAGACGTGATAGTCGTAAGGGAGCTCCAGGTTGGCGTACGTCATCGCCTTCCGCAACTCCTCCATCATCCACTGCTTCAGCCTTTTCTTGATCGGGTTTCCAGCCTCATCAACCCCTATCTCGATGGTGCCGGCCGGTTGTGCCAGCAAGCACTTCGATACATAGTCGTCCTTGTGGCCCAAGGATGTGGACTCATCCACGTCCCTCAATTGGTCAAGGAGGTCGATCTCGTCCGTGCAAATCACAGCTACCTTTTTGTCCAAGAGATTCACATTGAGGAAGTTGATGAGTTTGGCTTGGTGAATAATGGTGACCCGCAGCAATTTGATCCGAGCCAACTGATGCCACTCCTTGTCTTTGGCCTCGTAGAATACACCGATCATGGAAGGATCAGGAGAAAAGCCATGATCAACGGAGATGATGTAGCGGCTCGCATCCACTCTCGGAACGCGTATGTAGGAGTCCAAAGCATCCGCCTTGATGAACCTCTCTATCTGCCTGCCGGTGAACTCTTGGTATGTGTAGGGCAACTCGGGCTTGATAGCGATGGACCCAGGGGGGAAGCTGGAGAAGACTTCCTCGCCCCACTCTCCCAGGACCTGTGTAATGTACTGCTGGGTGTTCTCCCCGCCGTAGTCCTTGAGCAGCGTCTGTTTGGACTCCTCTGTCTGATAGAGGGGATTAGCGAATGTGGTCATCTTGTGCCTCGACCAATCTAGCCCCTCGCCGGTCTGATCGAGTCGATAGAACGGCGAGTCCCTCACCCCGTGGGGGACCCCGGCATAAACCCACTTGCAACCCGGGAGCGCGGTCTGGAACCTGGCATCGTGACATCTCTGCCCCCCAAATGCGAGCTCATCGCCGATCATGTGGATGCAACGGGGCCCCACCATGTTCTCCTCTGTCCCCGACGAGCCTTCTATCCTGAAGAACCACCGAAGGCCGGTCTTGAAATCAAGGATCCCCTCGTTCTTATTGAAGTTCAGCTTGATGGCCCGAAAAAGAACATTCCTATTGACGCGAGAGATGATCCTATCCCGCACAGGGGACATGTGTACCTGGCCAGGGGTGAAGAACATCGCCTCCGCATCGCCCTCGTCGTGAAGCAAACTTATCTGGATGACCTTGGCCTCTAAATTTATGGTCTTCATCGTCTTTCGGCCAGTGCAAAGGAGAATCCGCTCACTTTCATCCGCGCACATCAAGCGCTGGTCCAAACTAAGAGGCAAGTAAAGTTCCTTCTTCCAGAAGAACCTCCGAAAGTCTATCTGGTCGTGCAAGAGTTTACCGAATAGCAACCTGTCTTCTGATACCTTCTCTTTCAGCGGCATCCTTATTCGCGCTCCTCTGCGGAGATCTGCACTTCCTCCCCACACTTGGGGCACTTGGTCTCAAACTTATACCCCATCTCTGGAAAGTGCGGGTGAATCCAGCCGATGAGAATCCCACAATGGCTTATCTTCACCAACTGCTCCTCGATGAATCTCGCGCCCTCCTCTACCAATTCCTGTATCTCATCGAGGGCAGTCTTGGCCTTCTTGCCCCGGTCCCTGCCCACCTTGTCGATGCCCAGTAACTGTTGTAACTGCCGGTGCTCGGCAAGGAGTCTCGTCTGGGATTGGGTGAGGTTATAGATCTCTGTGGGTTTATCTACTTCCAGCAACTTCTCTCGAACAGACTCCAAGCTGACCTCTATGTGACACATGGCCTTGAGCATCTCGACGTCGTTGGGAGTAGGGGCTTCGAAGGCCTCAAGATACTCTTGCAACCTATCCTCGACTGGGTCAGCCTCAACTTCTGGCCCCTTCTGGAGCCTTTGAAACTCGGCAAACTTTGTCTCTCGGATGTAGTCCCTGACTTCTTTGTCTCCCCAGCCCCCCTCCCCATATATCTTGTCCAACGCGATCTTGGGACCCTTGAACCGGGTGTAACGCCTGATGTCGCCGTCCGTCACCTTGATGTCCGTCGGCTTTGTGATCTCCTCAACGCCCTCGCGTGGTGTTATCCTCATGGCGCCCCCTCAATGGGGAGGGAAGGATTTGAACCTTCAGGCCCGAAGGCGGGGGTTTTACAGACCCTTGGTGTCACCATTCACCACTCCTCCCCTAGTCGTCCAAGATAGGTATGTGGTAGGTGTCGGCACTTATGTAGGCTATCCCGGCTATTTTGGTCTTGGGGTTGGCCTTGGTGCTGGTCCAGTTGGCCTATCCCCGTGCCCTCCCCTTATGGGAACATCTTTGCTGATAAATATCCGCTCCACAACAAAGAGGGCGATGGCTCCTACTACTAAGAATGCTGTCTTCATTTCACTCCTCCCCTCATGGAACTTTGGAAGCTTGGCAGTGCCAGACTTTGCCAAACTGCCAAACTTCGGCTCGTCCCCTCGGTGGTGGGGGCGTGCTATCCAAAGGTTTCGGCTACTACTCTCGCCGTCATCGCCGCACACAGGCCGCGAAGCCCCACCGCCCAAGCCAGGAGCGAGAATCGAACTCGCGACCGGCGGTTTACAAGACCGCTGCTCTACCATTTGAGCTACCCTGGCGTGATCATAGGTAGACCCATAGGGATTTGAATCTACTCGATCAACCCCACCCATATTGCCCAAAGCACTACTTTGGTTCGCGCCCCAATCCCAAATCCATCTAGTCCGACTTTCCTGTAAATCTCCTCCTGACGACCCCCGACAGCGGAACGAGAAATGCCAAGTTCTTCTGCTATTTCCTCCACCATCATCATAGGCATCAATCTTAAAACCTTCAGCTGGTTTGCTGAGAACAGCCTCTCAAACGCCAACTTCGTGTATCCCTCGCCCCAAATAGATCAGCCTCGCCTCCAACCACCTCTTCCCGTATCTCTTGTGGCTCACCCTCTTCTCCAGGGTCACCTTAAACACCCGGTTATCGTTCAACCCTATACCTCGACATATCCCGTCCATCACCAGCTTCACGTTGGCATCTACATCCCGGGTATTCGCGGTTAGGTGAAGCACCAGCTCTAACCTGTACTCCCCTGCCCGAGGACCGTTCTCCACCGGAAACTCCCCGTCCATCGCCTGAAACGCCAGGACCGCTACCTCGTCCTTGTAGTCGTTGGCCTCGTCGGTTAAAGCCAGCCTCGAATAGCCCTCGACTTTTACTATGGTATAAGACTGGTTCAACGTCGGCGGAAGCGCTAATACCACGCTTATACTGGGACGATCACACAAGCTCTTCTCCATGCCCACCTCAAACATAATATACCACAGAAGAGGGACCCGCGTCAACAGATTGTGCCGTGTTGGTCCTTTGCCGGAAGATCTCCATCCGCCGGCTAGGCGTGGAGCGGTGAGAATTGTTAAGATGAGAGGCACCGGCCTTACGCCTGTAGCCTCATTCTCTCACTGACTGGATGCTAACCGTTCCGGGCACCACAGATATTTTGACTCTTTGCGGCGCGGGAGATGTACTACCAAAGGGTTGCACGACTTACCCTCCGACCATAGGAAAACAAGTGGGGGGGTGTATACT